GATGATGAGGGATTAAAATTAAAACAACAATTTATTAATGAAGTATCAGAAAAATTACTAAATTTAGGGGTAATAAAAAAGTGATGGCCAAACATTAAAAAAGCTGAATACAATGCCCTTACATTAAGGAGCGAAAAATGAAAAATACCCCCATTACGCTACCCTGGAGGTAAAGCTAAATTTGCCCCAGTTATCAAACAAATTATTGAAAAAAATAATCTTAATGGACACTATGTAGAGCCTTATGCTGGTGGTGCTGGTGTCGCTTTAGATTTGCTATTTAATGGTTATTGCACAGATATTCATATCAATGATTTAGACTTGGCCATCTATCATTTTTGGAAATCTATTGTAGAACAAACAGATGATTTTATTCGCTTAATCAATGATACAAATATAACTATTGAAGAATGGCATAAACAAAAAGGCATACTTAAACAAACTGATATATCTCCCTTAGAACATGGTTTTGCGGCTTTCTTTTTAAATAGAACAAATCGCTCAGGTATTCTTAAAGGCGGTGTAATAGGAGGAAAAGAGCAATCTGGCCAATATAAACTAGATTGTCGATTTAATAAGTCTGATTTAATTAAGCGTATTGAGCGAGTTGGTAATATGGCCAAACATATTCATATAACCAATTTTGATGCAGAAACTTGGTTACCTACACTTGATAGTCTTATTCCATCAAACTCTCTAATCTATTTAGACCCACCATATTATGAAAAAGGACAAGGGCTCTATCGAAATTTTTACCAACACAAAGATCATGTAGCAATTCAAAAAAAGTTGGCCAACATAAAAACACCTTGGTTGGTTTCGTATGATAACCATCCAAATATCAAAGAAATCTATAAATCATATCGACAAGGAGAATATACATTGAACTATTCGGCCAATAAAAAAATAAAAGCAACCGAAGTTATTATTTACAGCGATAATCTTATTATATAACCGCCCCTCGGCGGTTTTCTTTTCCCCAAATCTTGCTTATTCCCATTCAAATCGTGCTTAAAGCCATAAACCGCAATCATTTCAATCCGTTAGATAAATCATCTCGCCTTGCTTAACCATTTTCGTGGCACCACGAAATAGTTCGCTTATCTTAATTAACACAAAATAACAAACTGAATATCAATTTATAATTACTTGAAAAAAAAGAAATTTATCAGTTTAAATGGCGTTTAAATAGCATAAAAAATCCACATAACGTGGGAAAAAATTTTCTCAAATTATGTGGATGCGTTTCTCATTTTGCGCGGACGGCTTCATTCAACAACATCAACTTGCTTAAAAATCAATCAATCAAACACTTTCCCCAAATTTTTATTTTTTTAAAAATCAATCATTTATGAACTTTTAATTCATTTTTTATAATTTTATGTACTTTTAATTCTTTACTTTAATGAACTTAAGGTACATAATAAACCCATCAAAACGAGATGCAGTAAAAAATCTCAATGCTCTTTAAAAAATTGGCGTGGCAATGGCGGTAAGTGATGACCTGATTTAAGGTCAGTAACCCCCGAGCAGAAAACTGTACTACGTGTTGAGAAATCAGAAACGAAGAGAGGCGTTTGGTAGGTCAAGGGCAGCGCTGCTTACCGGCTTGAGTGGAAAACCACGACGAGAAATCGTTGCTACAACGGTTGGGGAAACAGGCGAACAAGCCCACGAACCGTTATCTAATGCCTACTTAACCATATTGTTTGTTTGCAATATGAAGTATTTTAAAAAAATTTTTCTCCTAAGGCGGTTAAGTAGGCATTAGGGTATTCATTTGCGAAAGTGAATACCTTTATAGGTTGAACCGTCCTAAAGGTGCTGTTTCAGGCAACAGCGTAGCAAAAGCCTGATTAATCTTAATTTAGTCAGATTATAGAGGATTTTTGGGTAGAGAAGGTAGCTTGCTACAAAGTCTTCTCGTGAATTAGTGCTTGAATGAGGCGAATGACAAGCCGTCTATGCTTGTAGCTGTTGCAAGTTTAAATAAAAACAGCAATCTAATGCCTACTTAACCATATTGTTTGTTTGCAATATGAAGTATTTTAAAAAAATTTTTCTCCTAAGGCGGTTAAGTAGGCATTAGGAAACGCATTGATTAAGAGATCCGCTAAAGGTCTGGGTAACCGTACAATTACCAATTTAAGGATAGCTAAGCCAGAACTTAATTCAGTGCGTTTCTATATCAAATTAAAAGGAAAATATTATGACCTATCAAAATGAAAACTACGAAATGATTAAACGAATCATCTTAAACGAACAATCAGGAAATTATAAAAAATTGAAGTTAATTATTGAGAATAAAGCTCTCCCTGAAGAGGTTAAAAAACGAATCTGGGAAGCTGTTCTACATCACGCACACTGTGATAGAAAAAACATCATTGAGTTTGCTAAAGAACTTAAAGAAGCCTTTATTTTGATAAATGCTTAAACCGCTCTAATACATCAGGCTCAAGGTCATCAAGATTTTTCTGAAATTCTGATGATAGTGTTTGAATAAAATCAGCTAGTTCTTTTGCAGTCATTTCATTCAGACTGTAATTGGATTGGCTAAATCTTCCTCTAGCCATCTCGTATGCCAAGAAATCAGCAGTAGATTTTTTCATAATTTAATCCTTATTTGTTGTGAGAGAGCTTTGATTATATTCCTTAGCGTTGTGAGAGACAATAAGGGACTTGAGCCTTACAAGTATAAAGAAAGGCACTGCATATAAAACTCCGTTGGGTTTTGCCCTCCTTGTGAGGGCTTTTTTTTAAAGCCAATTTAACGAGTTGATTTTAAAAAGAAAAGAGAAAGGAGAAACACAATGAACGCTTTGAAATATGATAGTGATGAAGATCTAGCCCTTAACCACGATGATCAAGAATATGACGGCGATGACGATGATTTTGATCCACGAGAATGTGATAGAGCAGCTGAGATATGGGAAAGACAGTTTTTGGATAATTTTTATTACAAAGCCTAGTTGTTCTAGGCTTTTATTTAATGATTTCTTTTTGATATTTGGCTAGGATAAATCGCCTAAAAGATGGGGTTAGTAAATAAGAATTAAACATCGGATGAAAAAATTTCACCTGAATAATCCCCTTACTAACTAAATTAAATGCTTGCTTATTATTTAGTTCTAATGGTGCATGATCTTGGCTTATTAACATTTTTATTATATTAAGTTCCTCCTCTGAAAGCGTTGCATAAATTTTCTTCCAATGATGAAATGCACGCCATTGCTTAAACTGTTTGTGTATATCACTAAACAACTTCTTCCCTAAAAGAAAAATCCCTGCTGAAACCATAAATAAAATTCCCCAATAAAGCCCTACTGGTAACTCACGTGGGGCAAGGAAATTAGTCAATTTTTCATAAGGAATAAAAAACCATACTAAACTAAAAATGAAGATAAAAAAGAACATTCTCGTAAATGAAACCTTATCAATGATATGAATGATTATTTTGGATAATGAATCCCACATAGGAAGCTCCTTTTTGGATTGTTAATGGATAGGTATTTGAACACATTTATTCTAACACGAAATTAAGGGGCTTCACTAAGTTGGATTTTATTGACACCGCCCTACTTCGGATTAAAACAACGGTAAATTAATAATTCCAAATCATCTCTTCAATTAGGGCGGTTTTGGATTTCCCGGTGCGTTCGCTTAATTCTGCTAAGCGTGAAATGGTTTCTTCTTTCAGCTTAAAGCCAACCATCCGCACGCCGCGTTTTTTATCTGACCGGTCTTGGATTTCTTTTTTTGTCATTGCCATATTGAGTTCCTGTTGATTTTTAAGTTTTGAGTTGTTATAGTTGGAGTCATTGGGGGACACTCTCACATATCCCCCGCTGAATTAGTGTTTAGTAAGCTGGCAGGCTTACCAACATCAACACTAATAAGATTATGATGATTTGTACGGATTTCATCATTCTTACTCCGAGTTGCCCCAGTTTCCACAAGCTGGGGTTTCTTGTATCAAGCCCCTCACTTGATGAAATCATTATAGTTAAAACTACAACCAAATACAAACTATTTTTATAGTTTTAAATATATTTTTTATTTGACAACCACCGCCCTTTGATTTAGGATATGTCCACTTTCAAACGAAAGTCGGGATTGGTCTCCCGAATATCTCAAAGGCGGTGAATGAATGGCTGCCTAAATGGTGGCTTTTTTTATAGCCGAAAATCAGCAAATCTACCTTTTACTAAAATTTTAGTAAAAGTTCAATGGTGGGCTGAATGGAAGTCCGAAAGGACGCCGTGTACCTTTGAGAGCGGTAAGACCAATTCTGTTCAGTTCACCACCAATGATTGGTCTCTGCGGTGGTGAGTATTACAACTTATCTCAAAGGACAATCAAAATGACAAATTCAAATTTAGTTACAGTCTTCAACGGTCAAATCGCAAATCAAGCTGTTCAACTTTGCAATGCTCGTGATTTACATTCATTTTTAGAAATCTCATCTCGTTACAATGATTGGATTAGTAACCGCATAACCGACTACGGCTTTACCGAAAACGAAGACTACATCATCGTAACAGAACGCACATTAGGCAGACCACGCAAGGAATATCACATCACCCTTGATATGGGCAAAGAACTGGCAATGGTTGAACGCAATGAAAAAGGGCGACAAGTTCGCAAATATTTCATCGAGTGCGAACGCAGGGCGAAAGAACTAACAAAACAACAACAACCCCTCCCCCTTGCAGAAGCCGAAGCAGACGAAGAAGCCATCCGCATTATCGCTAACCTGTACCACTCACTTAATGGTGCGTATGAAATGGGCGAAAAAATACGCAAGGAATACCCACATCTTGGCAGAGATATAGACAAATTTATCGGAGGGCATTACCTCTATAACCTCAATATGCCAACCGAAAACGCTTTAGAGAAAGCTCGAAAATATGTTCAAGCCAAAAGTGAACGCATTATGTTCATTAAAGGAATGTTAAGCCTGCTTGACGAACAACCACAGCCGAAGAGATTAAACAACTTCTAATCTAATTTAACTCACCGCCTTACCTTACTTTTTAGTGAGGCGGTTTCTTGCACCCTAAATTCAGTAAATTGTTCAAATAAGGAGCAAAAAATGAAATTCACACTAGAGCCGATTTACCTTATTACCGCATTAATCATCGCCGTTGTCTTAGGCATTAGTTGCCAACCGCAACCCGTCAAAGCACTGGAAAAAGACACGGATTATTACGACCACACGCTCAACCTTGAAACTACCTTAAGCGAGGAACAGCAACAATGGCAACAATGGGCAAAAGAAGAATGGAAAAAGGAACACGGCAATTTACAAACACCGCTAACAGCAGAACACGAGGCGGAAATTAGAGCGCAATTAGCGGAGGGGCAAAATGGCTAAAACATTATCTGAGATAGCGACATCTCACCTTAATAGTGGTGAGTATCGAGCTGAAATCATAACACGAGAGGATGGCTTAATTCGAGGTGTGATTAAACGGGACGACATTATCATTGACCAAACCCTCTATTTTTACACTAGTGAGCGAAAGGCTATTATCGCCTTAAATAGATTGATTAAAGCCTTTAATTTAGCTCATCAAGACTATTTAGCATTATTGCCAGTGCCAGAAATAAAAACAGGGACAATAGCCGTTGCAAGAGAAAAACCCACTTCTGCACCAGTCAAAAACATCTCTCAAGAACAATATCAACAGGAGCAACCAATGCCAGTACAAAAAGAGGTCAGCGACCAAACACAAACCGTAACGATTAAAACCCAACGTAAAAAAGTCATTCCTCGCAAACCTTTTACCCCTTACGGCTTAAATGGCTATTTAGTGGATAAAAACGGCAAAGTACGGCTAATGTTAGACCGAAAAGCCAACGCTAAAACTATCACGTTAGAGCCTGAAATGTTCGCGATGCTTGCGGATATGGTCAAAGCAACACAACAACAAGGAGCAATACAATGTTAGAGTTAATTTTATCCACCGAAAGTAAAGTGCTATCAACAAATATTGATAGCTTTAAACAACAAGCTGAGAAGTATATCGCTAGCCTTACCCAAACGTTTGAAACTGATGAGGACTTTGGTCGAGCCAAAGAGGAAGCGAAAACACTCAAAGAGCTAGAAGACAAAACACGTACGGTGATTGAAAACGTCTTAAACGGCAATCAAGAAATCGCTACGCTGATTGATACCGCTAAAGAAATCGCTGAACGTTTTCGCACAGAACGCTTAAGCCGTGAGAAGTTGGTCAAAACAAAAGAAGCAGAAATTAAACAGCAACTCGCTGAACAAGCGATAACGGAAATTACCGAAGCACGCAATCAGTTAGCTAAAGTTAGCGATATTTCCATTGCTTTGGAAATGACATTTCCCAAACACAATATCGCCAACCGAATTGCCGAAAGCCAGAAAAACAAACGCACGATTGACGGGTTAACTAAAGCAATCAATGCAGAAAAAACGCTCATCATTAGCCAGCTAGCAATGGAAGCAACACGCCTAACTAACCGACTAGAACAAATTAAAGCCGCAGGAAAAATCTGGTTATTTAATGACGCAGTAGATCTCATTGCTAGCAATGATGACCTAGCCCCGATTATCCAACAACGTGTTGAAGCGGAAGCACAGCGAGAAGCTGAATTAAAGGCTAAAGCAGAACAAGAGGCTAAAGAAAAAGCCGAAACTCAAGCAGCATTAAAAGCAAAATTAAAACAAGTTCAAGAGGCAAACATTGAACAAACACCGCAGACTGAAACGCAAGTTATACATCAAGAAACGCAAGCAGAAACAGCTCAATTTATTCTTAAAATCCCAGCTCAAGAAATTCCATTTACAGGAACACTCGAACAATTAAGAGAATATTTTGCACCTGTTAAAGCGTTGGGCATTCAAGCAACAATTTCAAAGAGATAAGGAATAGAACATGGCAACCGCACTTCAAACATTAACCCAAAAATTAGCAAACCGTTTTGAAATCACAGACGGTTCAGACTTAATGGCGACCTTGAAAAATACCGCATTCAAAGGCAACGTTAATGATAGCCAAATGACCGCACTTTTAATTGTCGCTAACCAATATGGCTTAAATCCGTGGACAAAAGAGATTTACGCATTTCCTGATCGCAATAATGGCATTGTACCGATTGTTGGTGTTGACGGTTGGGCGAGAATTTTAAATGAGAACCCACAATTTGACGGTATTGAGTTTGACTTAGATGATGAGAAATGCACTTGTCGCATCTATCGCAAAGACCGCTCAAGACCGATTAGCGTTACCGAATATATGAGCGAATGTTTTCGTGATATACAAGGTCCTTGGAAAACCCACCCAAAACGAATGCTCCGCCATAAAGCGATGATCCAATGCGCAAGGCTCGCCTTTGGTTTCACGGGCATTTACGACCAAGACGAAGCTGACCGCATTATCGAAAATCAAAAAGAGCCGATAAATGTAACGCCAAAACCGAATGTGATTGAAGGGCAAGCAGTCGAATTAGCCACATCTGAACAAATCGACACCCTCAATCAGCTTATTCAGCTCACGAACACTGACACTGAAAAAGCCTTTGCCTACTACAGTGTGCAAAGTATTGAGCAGTTGTCAAAAGCGAAAGCAGAACACTTTATCAAAACCCTTAACAGACGATTAGATGAATCTGCACAAAATGCTGATAACAAAACAAGTGAGGAAATTCCACTATGATAGACGGTTTGATCACCCTTGATTGTGAACAAGGCTCGGAAGAATGGCTAGCCGCAAGGCTAGGCATTCCCACCGGTACGGGGTTCAAAAATATCGTGCGAATAAGCGGTGATAGATCCGCTACCTATATAAAATACCTTGCCGAGTTGGTCGAAGAAAGCATTTTAGGTTTACCTGATAGCCGTTATAAATCTGATTATATGGAGCGTGGCAACCAGCTTGAACCGCTTGCACGCGGTGCTTATGAGTTCTTGACTGGTAACAAAGTACAGCAAGTCGGCGGCGTGTACCTTGATGAAAAACGAGAAGTAATGGTTAGCCCTGATGGACTCATTCCCGAACTGAAAAAAGGGTTAGAAATTAAATGCCCGAAAATGAGTACACACATTACTTACATTATTGAAGGGGGCATACCGCTTGAATATGTTATCCAAGTGCAAGCGAATCTGTGGGTAACAGGCTATGAAACGTGGGATTTCGTCAGCTACTGCCCCGAATATCAAAAGCAGCCGCTTTATTTATTCACGGTAGAACGAAATCAAGCATTGATGGAAGCGTTTGATTACCATATTCCCGAATTTTTGACCGCACTTAAGGCGTTGAAAGATGCTTGAAATAATCCTAATTTAACTTGTCTAGCTTAGACAATCCTAGACAAAATCTAGACAATTTTTAGACAAACGCCCTCACTTGAGGGCTTTTTTATTAACAAAAACAGGAGAAAACACTATGGCAAAAACCAATATTCACGAGTTCATTTCAGAACTTGATGCGGGCATTTTTGAAAACAAATTAGCAACCGCGCTTTCAGAAGTTGCAATGGGTGCAATTACACACGACAAGGCAGGAAAAGTCGTGATTGAATTCGCCATCAAAAAAATGGATAGCGATCAACCTGCCGTGCAAATCCAACATAAATTAAGTTATGTCAAACCAACAAAACGAGGTAAATCATCAGAAGAAGACACCACCGCAACACCAATGTATGTCCATAAAGGCGGTGCAATTTGTGCAACGCCAGACAAAGAACAAATGCCAATGTTCAAAGAGAGTGACGACCCGGCATTTGATAAAAAGTTAAAAGTAATGTAATCAAGGAGTAACTATGGAACAAACCAACTTAGAACAAATTAAAGATTTAGTGTTATCAAGTGTACACATAGGTAACAGTGATTACCCGATTGCTATTTTACCTAAAGATGTCAATATCGTATCACTTGAAAAACATAATCAATTCCGCAATCAGTTTCGTGCAAAATTTAGTACAGCTAACTTTGATAGCTTAGTTGCTTACGCAAAATTGCATAATCAAGATAATGCTAAATGCTTTATTGATGAACAAAATCTTAGTGCAGAGATCATTTTTGATATTGGCACTCTAGAACAACCTCTTCACGCAACACACCGTGCATTGCTCAATATGCAGAAAACAGCTGCTTATAGTGCATTATTAGATTTTCAAGGCAGACGACACGACCAACGTGCATTCTCTGAATGGTTAGAAGATTGGGGTGATTTTATTACGCCATATACTGATGATGAGGAGAAAATGTCTTTAACCGCAGCTGTTCAATCCATCCGCAAAATTACTTTAGATTATGCGCGCAATGAAGAACACGAAGTGAGTGATTTCGCCGCTAAGAAATCAGCAATGGAAAGTGTTGAAGCTAAAAGCAAATTGCAAATGCCAAAATACTTTGTTTTTAATACCGAAACATACAAAGGATTAAGCTGCCAAGCATTTACGTTACGACTATCAATTTTAACTGGCGGAGATTATCCAATATTGGTTGCACGATTAATTAAAGGGGAACAGATGCAAGAAACTATTGCAAAAGAATTTTCGGATAAGCTAACGAATGCACTTAATGACACAGGCATTACTGTGAATATTGGGGAAATTGATATTTAATGTTAATACTTACAACTAAGCCTAGCCATTGCTAGGCTTTTTTACGAGGCAAAAATGAACACAGACCTACTCAACGAACGGGCCAAAACGCACGGCGATTTTACCAGCGGTGCAGAAACCTTTTATCACCTGATGAAACCTTCCCCGCTAAAGCTAATAATCAAATTAAGTTTGATATTGGTTACGAACCAAATGAATTATATTCTGAAATTCTTTATTAAAAGGTGAATAAATGAGAAAAGTCATTCAAATATGCGCTAATTCCAATAACGCAATGATTAACGGCGAATCACTATTCGCTTTATGTGATGACGGAAGTGTATGGGCGCTTACGGAATCATTAGATTGTGGTTGGGTACGATTCCCCGATATTCCACAAGATGAACCAAAGCAGACAGAACAAAGTGTAGGAGATTAAATGAAAAAATTTAACTTAAACGAAGCATTAGACGGTAAACCAGTTCAATTGCGAGATGGGCGAAAAGCCTTTGTAAAAGCTGCAATTGAACAACCAAAAGACCTTAAGCATTATGCAGTTATTGGACACGCACGCAATGGTATTCATGAAGAATTTCTGCATTGGGATACTAACGGGAATTGTATGCCTGACGACATATCAGATGATGACATCGTAGGTATGTGGGAATATCCAAAGCGTTTCATTAACGGTATAGAAGTACAGCAGCCTTTAACAATGAAAACTTGCGTCAATGGAGAAAAATATTGGTTCGTTGATTTGCAAAGTTCTGAACTTGTAACTGAAATGCCACTTTATTATTTCAACACTGAGAGCATTAACTTAGTAGATCGTGGGCTAGCGTTTAGGAGGAAACAGGACGCAAAAGCAATGGCTAAAGCATTGCTAAATTATAAAGTAGAGGTAAAAAATGAGTGAGTGGATTAGTGCGAATGAAAAACAGCCTGAACTTGATTCTGAAATTTTATACTATTCTATAGAAAATGGGATAGGTATTGGCATAGTTAAAGAAATTAACTATGACTTTATCAATGACGAAGGCAAACCATACAAATTACTTCTCATCTATGATGTAAACGATGAGACAGAATTTATTACATCTGCTGAATATTGGATACCAGTACCCCAGCCACCACAAGCCTAACCTAGCAAGTTAGGCTTTTTTATTGGAATAAATTATGCAAAAACTCATCAAATCCAAAGCGAGGGTAAGAGACTTTGGCGAGGTGTACACGCCGCAAAAACTGGTGCAAAAAATGACCGCACTTTTACCCGAAGAGAGCTTTGAGCCTGAAAAGAAAATCCTAGAACCCAGCTGTGGCACGGGGAATTTTTTATATGACATACTCAACCGCAAGCTATGTAAAATCCTCGTAGGTCCAAAGCGTCCTTATTACAAGGTGCTGAATATGTATCAGGCACTAGCGAGCGTTTACGGCGTGGATATTCAACTTGATAACGTGATTGAATGCCAATCTCGCCTCAAATCCCTATTTTACGAACGCCTCGCAATGCTGCACGTTAAGCCTTTTGAATATTTTGTCGATCACGTCTTAATTAACAACATCAGGCGAGGCAACGCCCTTGAAGATGTGTTTAGTTTCATCGACGTGGAAATCATCTTCAAATTTCATCAAATTGGCATTGATGTCAAAAAAGACAGCTTTTGTTTAACCTCGTACAAATGCCATTTACAACAGAACATCTTTCAACTTCAAGCCGTGCGATTGCTACCCTTTGAAGATGAGATAGGGATTACTCGTAACACGCAATAATCTAACGCCCACTAGTGGGACTTTTTGTTGGAAGGAATATGAATAACGATGAAAAACATATGCTATTGGTTATAGCAATGCTTTACCTATTGACACTAGTTGCCATTGTAGGACTGCCAGTAGCAATAGTTGTGTGGGTGATCAAATGGGTATGGGTAAGTTAATTGAAAAGTTTAAATGGAGATAATATGGATAGAATATTAAGACTAAAAGAAGTTAGCCAAAAAACAGGCTTACCAAGATCAACCATCTATGCAAAAATAAAACAAGGAACTTTCCCCCCACAATTAAAATTAGGTCCTAGAGCTTCAGGATGGCGGGAAAGCGAATTAGATTTATGGATTGAACAACGGCAATCAAATTTCACTTGCTCCTAATAAACACGGCCTCACGGAAGCCTTTTCTACAAAATCTCCCCACCACTCAATATATTGACGCTTTTGCTTTTCGTACGTACTGCGGTCGTAAGCCGTACGGACTTTGTCGCCTTTAACGTGCGAGAGCAAAGCCTCAATAATCTCTACATTAAATTCATTTTCATTTAATGCCGTGCTAGCTATCGATCTAAATCCGTGCGCACATAAAATCCCTTGATAGCCCATTTTCCGCAACGCTTTATTAATGGTTTCACTACTCATATTTGTTGTTAAATTCCCGTTTTTAGGGAATACAAAATCACAATGCCCCGTAATTGGGCGCATTATGTTCAGAACATTTATTGCTTGTTTCGACAATGGAACAAGATGAGGGCGTTTCTTACCTTTCATCCTTTCTTTTGGAATAGCCCAAACTGCATTATCAAAATCGATTTCCTTCCACATTGTGCCTGCCGCCTCACTTGGTCTTACCATTGTGAGCAATTGCCATTCTAATAAGCAACGTGTTTGTAACTGGATATTGGCTTTATTGACAGCCTCTAAAAATTGAGGCAATTTATCAGGGTGAATAGAGGGGCGATGCTGTACCTCCCCACTAGGGAACAACTCTTGAATATTCGCTGTTGGATTAAACTGAATTAAGCCACCATTTACCGCAAAACGCATAATTTCATTCAGACCTCTAATGACCTTTTTTAACATCTCAAATTTCTTCTCATCAGCTAATTTTTGCAATTTCATTCTTGTAAAAGGTGCTGTGATTTCTGATATAGGCATATTCCCTAAGTGAGGAAATAAATGTAGCTCCAGCAATCGCCACTGATCTCTCATCGTGTCCGCTTCAACTTTAGACGATTTCATCTTTCGCCAATCCTGGGCCACACTGATTAACGTATTACTTTGATTAAAAACGGCTTGCTCTTTCTGCTTAAAAATATAATCCTGCGGATCTATACCTTTTGCTAGTAACGAGCGATATTCATCTCGCTTAGTACGAGCTTCTAACAATGATATTTCCGGATAACTTCCCAACGATATTAACTTACGCTTTTTAAGTAAATCGTAATAATTAAATCGCCATAGTTTAGAACCGTTAGTTTTAATCAACAAATACAGCCCCTGCCCATCTGATAGTGTATAATCCTTTTCTTTAGGTTTTGCCGTTGAAATTTTAGTATTATTTAACTGTATGATTTGTCTAGCCAT